CACCGCCAGTGTTAGGGGTGCCGGCGACAGGAAGCGGCTCACCTCCAACGCCAGCGCCATCCCCACCACCGCCGGTGCCGCCGGATCCGCTACCGGCACCCCCACCCCCACCCCCAAGGGTTTCGCTAGCGCCTCTAAAGTCAACAGTCTTGCCGCTGCCGCCTGACCCACCGACACCGCTAGCTGGAGCGCTCTCCCCAGCCGCGCCAGCGCCACCGCCGCCGCCCCCCGCTCTCTGGTAGGCCGCGCCTCCCCGGCCATCGCCGCCGGCAAAACCTTGGCTAGAAGCGCCAGCGCCGCCCGCCATGTCGCTGCCATTGATTCCCCCGCCACCTCCGCCACCGGAGCCGCCGTTATTGCCTACTGAGTTATCATCGACGTAGGCACCGCCACCGCCACCGCCCTCTGCAGCAAAACCAAATGCCGAGCTATCGCCACCATTCGCCCCCTTGAAAGGCATGCCGGTGTACTCAGGATTCAGGCCTCCATCACCAACAATCACGGAATAAGTGCCCTCAGTGAGAGAGATAGAATCCTCAACGACGCCGCCACCGCCACCACCGCCAGAGGCGCCATACTGCCAAGGCGAACCGCCTGCGCCCCCGCCTGCGACGATAAGAAACTCGACGTTTACGTCTCCGCTAACAACAAGATCTCCGTCAGACTCGAAAACATGGACCCTGTACGCCTCGCCTTCGATATCGACGATACTCTCTATGCCGCCGGTCGCTGATCCAGAGCTATCAGGTAGAGCACCTTTAAGGGGGCCACTCGCCACCGGCCGGTAGTACGGCAAGGCATTGAAAGTGACGCTCCCACTTGTGACGCTCCCGCCCGTTGACCAGGTCGGCTCCTCGGTGCCGGTAGTGCCGGCGGCCGTCACTTTGTACACATATCCGTTAGGGGTAGACGGGTGGACTACCTGCCCCGCATTGAGGGCGGTTTCCGGGGCGAAGTCGTCGCCGTATTCGTCCAGAGCCAACGCAATAACAGCGCCCGCCCAATCGTTGTAAGTGATATCGAACGTGCCATCGCCAGCACTTTGCCCTTCAGCCACCACCTGCCGCCCTGCTGGGTCATCCTTGATGACAATCACATCACGGGCAGCAGCCACACCGTCGATTTTCACCGTGCCCGCGACACGCGCCTGAGTAGCCATCAGTTGTGATCCCCTCGCAATTCGATTTTGAGCTGGTCGTCGTCGACGGTGGCCTGGCCGGGCAGGATGGTGCGAATCATCCAGAGCGGCGCGGCTGCGGCGTCGGTATCAAAGCGCGTGGTGTTGCCCACGCTCCAGCCAGCCCCCCAACCATCCGCCTTGATCGTGAAATACGGCGTGCCGGTTTGCGGGTTAACGGGGGAAAAATCCACTGCCGTGGTTCCAGTGGCCACAAGGCCACGCTCCTCGCCGTAAAGCTCGAAGGCAGTTGTCGACGTAAATTTGATCTTCCACCGCTCGGGCACACTGCCCCGGTTGTCGATCGCGACCGGGTAGGCGATCAAGTTGTAATTTGCGGTGGTCTCTTGGCCGGTGCCGTCGTAGTCGCCCGGGTCCACGGTGTAGCTCACCCAGTTGCGCACACGGGCGCGCAGGTCGCCCAGGTACACGGCTGAGGCGACCCATGTGTCATTGGCTGGAAAGTCGTGATAGAGCGGCTGCGCCAGTTGCAAGGTGCCATCGATACGGGCCTCTGTGCAGAGCGCCATATCGTCAATCCGGTGGACAAAGTGCAAGTCACCGCTCAGAGCGTTACTGTCGGCGTCTTGCGCAGTGAAAGGGTTGGCGAGGGTGGCAGTGCCGGCGGCCTTGTCCAGCGCATACATGGCCGGGTCCAGCCGCGTCCCTGCATCATCTTCAATCCAGGCATCGTGGAGCAGGTCCCGCCCGGCATTTACCACCAGGTCAGCCGCCGGGCTGGCGATCAAATCCTTCTGGGTATGGGTAAGCACGAGAATATCGGCATCACGCAAAATCGGGACGCGCCCGTCAGCAGGTAGCCGCACCGGATCGAGGCCCAAGATGGCAGGATCAAGCGGGATCTGCTTAAAGCTCACGGCGTTGTAGTACAGGCTTTCTGCCGTTACAGGCACCGGAAACTGAATCTCTACGATACCATCCTTGAGCGTTACCTCGCCGGTAATGCCATCACCGGTAACAACGCCCTGATTATCAGCCTCACCGTTGTACTGCTCGCCTGTCGCGAAGTTATTCGCACGCACCGTAAAACCATTCGGGCGCAGCGGCGCCGCCGCTGTTCGGAAGGTCGCCCCACGGGTGACGCTCCAGTCGTCGCCAATCAGAATTGAGATGGGCGTCACCGTGGCCGATACAGGCCGCCCTGAATAGCTACTGATCGTAACCAAGCCAGACGTATAACTAATCGTCCCGAGCGCAGTGCCCGTTCCCGTGGAGGTGCTGTAGTTTCTCAGCAGCCGCCCTTCTCCGTCATCGAACCACAGCTCACCATCAATACTTAACACGACGCTACCAGGCACAATCGGCGAGCTTTCCGTGATATAGAAACGCCAGTCTTGATCTGTACCCGCAAACAGTTCTTGGGCCGTTACTTCTGTGCCCACCGCAAGTTGGTAGCCCACATCAACATCGTGGCTACGAATTTCCTCTGTCTCTACCGTTGCCCGGTACGACGCCGCCGAACCACTCAGGGAAGAACGGGTAACCATTCGGATTGTTGCCATGGTGCGAACCTTATGCGTTGACCTGTTTCAGGAAGGTGTTACCGGCGATAACAAGCTGGCCGGTGGAATAATTCACAGTACCGATCACCAAAAAATCCCGACGACTCATCAGCGATCCGTTGCCGTTGTCCGTTACCCAGTGGGATTGATCGATATAGTTAGTGCTAAGCGCTTGGCCAACATCATTCTCAACCGTCCGCTTGACCGACTTGGTGATGGTGAAATCCACAGAACCCGGCTCAATACTGGACTCCGTTTCAATCACGATATCCGCCTGGCTGCTGTTGTTCGGCACAGTGACAGTTGTTGTGAGTTCGGCCTCATCCTTGTGCGTGTAGTCGACAGTCACATCGCCATCAGCCTGAAGCGCGGTGGTAATATCAATTTCACCGCGGGCATAGTTAATCTGCCCTGTGGCGTCGCCGGTAATAGAACCATCGCCGGCCACATCGGTGGCCGTTTTTTGAACACTACTGGCTTCCCAGGTGAGCGTGACAGACCCAGCAATCACCTTGCGGTTTGCCAGGCGAATGCTCAGTGGGGTAACGCCTGCGTAGGCCTCCGGGTCCTGAACGTAAATGCTTGAATCTGTCCAGCGGTAGAACAGCACAGAGCCCGCATCTGGCTGCGCTTGCAGAGTGGCGATAACACTGCCCGAGTCGTAACTCACCTGCCCTGAGCCATCGCCCACCATGTTGCCGGTGCCATCGTCACGGATGGTGTACCACTTGCCCAAATAGCGATAACTCAGGTGCAAGGATAGCGGCGCGGGCGCCGGATCAAGGCTGAGCACGTAGTTGAAGTTTCGGTTGGAATCCTCAATCTCGATGCTACCGGTATTGGGAATTTGCTGGCGCAGAGCCCCCGGCTTATAGGAAAGCGTCGTTGCTCCAGACGCACTACCCGCCCATGCGATCGCGCCCGTTGCATAATCAATGGTGCTGCCTTCCAGCCCAGCGGGCACCCCACCACTGGTGACGAATATGCCGCCCTTATCGCTGTAGGTTTCCCCTGCCAGCGAGAGCGACACAGACCCCGGCACCACCGCCGTTGGCAGCGTCGAGGTTTCGCCACTGGCCACCGTGACAGCCAAGCTCACGCTATCGGAGCCACCGGCCACAATTTGGTTCACATAACCGCCAGGGCGCTGATCGATCACCGCCGTTTCATTGCTGGCCGTGGGGATGATCGGGGCGAAGGTATCCGCTACCTGAATGGATAAATCACCAGAAGACGCAGCCACCCCAAGCGAGGTGGAGCCGTAATACTTGGCAGACGTAGCGGGCTGGGTGCTATAGATCAGCGAAGGCCCCGCTGGTTTGGGGCTCGGGTCTGACGCTGGGTAATCGCGCTTTAGCTCTGCAGACAGTTCCAGAATGTACTGGTCCGCTTTGAACGTGCGAATATCGCCACCGTTCACTTCATAAGTGAAGGTCGCTTCAATGTGCTGCACATTGAGGATCTTGATGAACTGCTGGGTGCCAAGATCCTGCCCCTCTTGGAGCAACAGCGTGTCGCCAATCTCAGGCGCCGCAATATTATTCACCGTTGGTGCATAGCAAATGATTGAGCGCTGACCTTGCAGCTGGTTGCCCCGCAGCGCCAAACCGGTGACAGGGCCGGGAATCACAAACGATTCCACCCGCTGCCGCGCCGCCTCGCGCTCATCGTAGAAATCCTGCGTGGTAAACAGCAAACCAGACACATTCGGGTCCAGCGGCTGGGCACTCAAAATAGAGTGCGCATCCAGGTAAAGGTCTGTGGTTGCGGTATCCACTTTCAAAAACGCCTTACGCAAGCTCACTTCACCGTAGGTTCTGTCCACACGGGAAATGTCCTCGAAGAGGTTATTGATATCGCCATCAATCACCTCGTTACCCGTCATCTGCCCACCGCCATCTTCATTGTCGGTGAGCCGTTCGGGCTGCATCAGTTTGATATCGTCGCTTGTGATCGCCACGCGGGGGCTCCTATTGCGGGGGCTCTACAGTCAGCAGCCGGAGGGTCGCGGTGTACCACGCCCCCGGCTCCAGGCTGATATGGGTGTGTTCTTTAATCGGAGTGGCCTCAACGGCAACACCCCGGGCGCGGTCAAACACAACGGAAAATTCACGGGCGTCATCCAACGTGAGCTCCATTGCACCCAACCCTGCAGATTCTTTGGCCACCAGAGCATCCAGCGTGGCCCGTTCCAGCCAGCCCACCAGCGTCACTGCCTGGCCGTACTGCTTCACGCCACTTTGAATAATCATGCCGCCAGTGAGGCTGCGCTCTTGAGCCTGGGCCACGCCGTTGTGGCTGAATTCGTCTTGCCAGATTAGGTTGTCGGTGAGGTCGATCTCATCAAGCGTCACTGCGTTGCCCTCATGCCGGCTTCATTCAGGAATTCCATCAGCCTGTTCACGTCATCCGGATCACCGGACAGTGAAGACGTACCGCCATTCGGTAGCGCAATTTCAACACGCTGGGTGGGCGTATTAGGCTGGGTCGTTGCCTGCTGGCCACCGCCCTGCCCTTGCGCCTGCTGGATGCGTTGTTGCCGCGCATCCGCCTGCGCCTTCACTTCTTCCTGTTTCAGGTCCTGTACGCGCTGGCGGTAAATTTGCTCGTTAATCTTCATGGCCTCGGCGTACTCACGAGCCGCGCGGCTTGCCCCTTGCTCGGACGCGGCTTTCATTTGCCGCTGCAGATCCTTCTGCCGTTCCTCAAACCGCCGCCGCTCAATATCCTGCGCGGTGCCGTTCATGTTGATCAGCTCGGTGCGTAGGCTCTCCGTGGTACTCGCCGCACTGTCGGCCAGGCCATCGAGCTGCTGCTTGGCGCTTTCAATCGCCGACTTCAGGGTGGACAGCTTCTCTTCGCCCAGCAGCTTAGCCCCCTGCTTTGCCCGGCTTGCCGCACGCAGGAAGCTGTTGAGGTTGCCACCTTGGCGCGCCATGGCACGGTCGTAATTTTCCTGCGCGCTGGTCACTTGTTCCTGCACTGCCGCTTTTGTCTCGTAAACCGTTTTCAGCCAGGTGCCGATGCTCAACACAGCAAAGTCTGTTTGCTCTTTGTAGAGTCGGTCGAACAGTTCCCCCGCTCCCTCGCCGGTGTCGTAGAAGCTTTGGCGGATACCGGTAAAAATTTGCAGCAGTGCCGCACCGGCACTACCCGCTTTGCTGGCGCCTTGCTGGGCTTTGTTGCCCACCTCTTGCGCGGCTTGGCCTTGCTGCTGGTAGGCCTGCGTGGTTTTTTGGGCGGCCTGCGCTTTCTGGTTTTCGCCAGCAGTGGCTTGCTCGGTGGTTTTCTGTGTGGATTCAATCGCGGCCTTGGTGCGCTCCAACATATCGCTGGCTGCTTCGGCGGTGCCTTCCAGCGTCTGCTTGTATTGCTCCAGCGTTTTCAGGTGATCCATTAACGCGCTGTCCGTGCGCTTAATCAGATCCGCCTGGGCCTCTTCGCTTTCCAGCTTCTGGTACGCAGCCAACCACGCTTGCACCAGCAAATCCGCTGCTTCCTTTCCCTTGTAGCCAGCATCTTCGATCGCCAGCGCCGCGGTGCCGAAAGAATCAATCGCCTCGCGCTCTACCGAAGAAATGCCGGTTTTCAGTTTCTGAATATCCAGACCAAGGCCCTTTAACGCCCCGCCCAAGCGGATCTCAGCGGCAATTGCAGCCTGCTCAAACGCCGCGCTTTGCTCCTGAGAGGCCTCAAAAGCCTTATCAATAACGGCATCCAGGTCATCAATGCTCTGGTCTCGGGCTTCGCCACTGGCCTTCTGTTGCTCTGCCGACGCTTTTCTGGAGGAAGTGGTAACCGCTTCGGCAAGGGTGTCGAAGTGACGTTTGATATCGTCGCCATCTTCTTCTATGGACTTAACCCACTTCCGCGATGTTTCACTAAATGTGTCAGCAACGGACTGCATTTCCGCCGCCCACTTATCTGCCCCTACCGCATCAAGCGCTTTAGCCATACTCGATGTGAAAACAGCCAATTGCCCAGATAGGGTAGCCACCGCAGTGCCAAACGCAGCGGTAATACCATTCCAAACAATAGCAATGCCCGCCCCGAAGGCCTGCGCAGTGGCCAGCGCGGTGGTAAACGAGTCGGAAAAGTCTTGCGCCCACTCTTTAATGCTGCCGTCTTTCTGCATATCACGCAGAGTGTCCAACAGCTCTTTCAACCGGTCCTTCAGCGCATCCAGCGAGCCAGACTTCGCAGCCTCCTGGAAGAAATCCGTCACTTCTTTACGCAGGCCAGCCACAATGCCGGTGAAGTTTTTCGCCCGCTCCGCGCCGGCCCCTTCGGACATTCGCCCAAGCTCATCGATCAACTGGCTGAGCGCATCCCGCCCAAGCTCGCTGGCGCTGGCCATGTCGCGGATTTCCGCACCCGATTTGCCAGTGATCGCGCCCAAGGCCTCCATGATCGGGACGCCGGAATCGGTAATGCTGTTCAACTCTTCCAGCTGCAATCGACCACTCTGCCAGGCTTGACCCAGCTGAGTGATCACGGTGTCCAGTGTTTGCGCACCGCTGCCATACTTGGCATTCGTATCGATCAGGCTTTGCAGGGAACCGTTCAGGGGGTCAATGCCCGCCACCTGTAACCGCCGCGCCGCCTGCGCCGTATCGGCAAGACTCTGGCTATTGCGCTCGGCAATGCGGTCCACTTCAGCCAGCACGCGGCGGCCTTCTTCCATGGAGCCATAGAGCGCACCGAACTGCCGCTCAAGTTCCTCCAGGTCACTACCCGCCGTAACCAGCTTGGTAATGCCTGCCCGCAGCGTCTGGAAGATGCCAAAGCCCGCCGCCAACCCCAGCAGCTTGCCCTTAATGCCCGCCATGGCACTACCGAAGCGGTTACCCTTGGCGCTGGCACGCTCTAGCGCTTCACCATGCTCACGGGCCTCTGCGGTGGCTTTGCTCAGCTTCTGCTGGGTTTGATCCAGTTCTTTCTGGATGCGGTCTTCCGCCTGCCCCAGCTCATTGGTGTCGATTCCGGCTTTATCGAGCGTGCGGCTGTATTTGGCCAGCTCTCGGTTGCTGCGCCCGTACTCGGTGGTGGCAATGCTTTGCGCGGTTCGCGCTTGCCGCACTGCCACGGAATATTCAGCCTGGCTCTGCCCGGCTTTTTTGCCTTCGCGCTTCAGGTCTTCATAGGTATGGACCTGTTTGTCCATTTCCTTGCGCGCTTTTTCGGCCGCTTCCTGTGCCGCTTTCCAACCCTTGGCCGCTTCCTGCTGTTTATCCAGTTCCCGCAGTTCCGCTTCCAGCTTTTCCGCTTCGCGCTGCACTTCCTGCAGGGATTCCGCCGCCGGATCCGCCTCTGGGCTGATCGCGTTCTTGGCCTTCAGTACAAGGCTGACTACGGCTTCTTTAAGTGCCATACTTCGCTCCAGAAACAAAAAAGCCCATAAATCAATGATTTACGGGCTTCCCACTCATCCTGTTAATTGTATATTTAATCGCCAAACGCTTGACAAATCTGAATTAGGGTATTGACAGATACAAAATTACCAATAGTAAACCTTGAGTTTAGGTTCCTAATCCCGATAATCCGTGTTGCAATTAACGCAACATCAATCCTACCGGAGAATCCTATGACCGCACTTCGCCAAGAAGTCGCCTTCAAGCGCATCGACATTAAGCGTCGCGCCAAAGGTGAAGTCATGTCTCCGCGCCCGACGACAGGTGATCACAAGAAGATCGTCCGTGCCGCAACAGTGGAGACCGTTATTCGCAACGGTGAGCTTCTGTCTGAACTAGCCAAAATCTAAGCTTCACCAATGTCTGATGAGGTCGAATACCAAGATGGCTGTATCCGCAACCTTGATACTCAAGACCTCATCGACATCAACAGGTGGATGATTCAATCCTTTACCCCCCGCGAGCCGATAGGGGTTTTGAATCCTGAAAACCTAGAGATGGCCCAACAAAAGCCCACTGTCGTAAAGTACGTATGCCAAACTACCGACATGGCGCTTTTAGCAGCCGAGCTAATGCACGCCATCGCTCGCTTGCACGCATTCCATAACGCCAATAAAAGAACGGCAATAGCATCGGCCATTATCTTTCTTCGAATGAATGGCTACCAATGCACCCCACCGGTCGCGGAAGGCCTAAATATTTGCGAAGGCATTGTACTCGGCCACTATGAAACAGCCGAAGTAGCAGACTGGCTTGCCTCTCACTCATCCGCTTCAGATTCCGCAGGTCTTGCTCACGACACGATGTTTATGATTTTAGGTGAGCACTTCGACGAGCAGGATTGATTTAACGCCCCAGCCGCCACCATTAAAGAAACAGTTGGCCGGGGCAGAGCCTTAGTCGAGCATGATCACTTCAAAGGGGCTGGCTTTGCCGGCGGGGGTACGCAGCGCACCACTCAGCTGACCATTGATAAACTCATCGCTCATCAGGTCGGTGGCTTCGGAAGCGTTCAGTACGGCTTCATGCACGATCACCCGGGCCTTCTTGCCGGTGGCCAGGTTCTTGCCTTCCAGAATGATGTGGCGGGGTTTCTGGATTTCCGTGGCACCCAGCACCTGCGTGCCGGTCTCGCCGTTGTATCCGTAGTCCACTTCCACTTCTGTGGCGGCACCCGAGTTCAGCGCTTTGATGAGCCCGGCATCGGTGTCCACTTCCACGTCAGTACCAACCGCCAGGTTGCTACTGCCGGTGGTTTCAGTCACCTGGACGCTTTGATCATCGATGTTCGCGTGCGCCAGCTTCACCCACTGCGCTTCGATCAAGGTGACGGTTTCCGCCGTTACCGTGCCCGCAGTAACACTGTGGGCAGCACTGGTGCCCCCCAGCGCTTCGGCCAGCAGTTCCGCTGGCAGGGAATCAAAGGTGATGGCCATTTGCGCCGGATCACCGGGAATGTTCACTACATCCAGCGCCTGGCCGTAGGTAGCGGGTTGCTTGGAAATCCGGTTGCGCGCTTCAGTGCTTGGCGGGGTGAGCTCAAAGCTGGGGACGTTGATGGGGCCATTGAATGCGCCGATAACGCCCTGCTCTACCGGGGCAATGTAGACCTTGCCGGCAAAGATGAGGCCGGTGTCCTGGTAAGACATGCTGTTCTCCTTTGGCGCAGGGCGCCGATGGGTTGGGGTTTACGTTTTAGGTTCGAGGGTCATCTGGTAGCGAGCGGTGACGGTGAGCGCCACCCAAGCGACGGGATAACCGTCTTCGGGAATGTTGTATTCGGCATCGCCCACTTCACTGTCGAGCGCGTGGCCGTCGAGCTGTTCCGTGTTGTTGCGGTCGGCCAGGGCGTTTATCAGGTCGTGCAGGTGGCGTTGCAGTTTCAGGGCAACCCCTGCTTCGGCCTTTTCGGCCACGATGATCTGGTGTGACACTTCGCGCACCAGCCGCCCGCCACTGCTTTTACTGGCGCGGCGGTCATCACCCGGTTGCAGCGCGATAAACGGGAACGCCTGCTGCTGGTCCATCACTAGCGCGTGGGCCAGCCAGCCTTCGTACAGTTCGGCGCCCGCATCGCTGCTGTAACCGTTTGCGGTGGTAATACTTTCTAGGCGCTGCCGGTACACGCCATAAATGGCTTCGCTCGGGATCATTCAAATAGCTCCAGCAGCCGACCAGCAACCACTCGCGTCATGTGGTCCTTTAGTTCTGGGGAGAGGTCATGGCGCACGGTCTGGAATACTTGGCTCACACTCGGCCCATGCAAAACTTTATAGTTATCGCGGCCCTTCCCTGTCCGAACAGCAATACCCAGCGCCCCGCTGCCGCGAAGGCCCGGCACGTAGAAAAATCCGGCGGCCGCATAGCTGCTGCCCGGTTTAACCTTGCCTCTTATGCCCCCGTGCTTAGTGCTACCCTTTCCGCGCCCTGGATGTTTCTTCGGGACACGAATTCCTCTGTTCTCGAAACGAGAAAGCAGCACTCCACGCTTTGTGGCCTGAACACCGGCCTCCCATGACTTTCCTTTCTGAATGGGCGGAAAGACACGAAGATGCCGAGCAACATAGGACCGGCTCAATGCAACTTGGCTGCTAATCCTGGACACGGACTGCTCACGAGCGAATTTGGATGTTTCGCTAAGAACGCTCTGAATTGCCACCGCGCTATGCTTCCCACCTATCTGGGCAATCGCATCAAGCACGATCTTCATGTCTCGGCTTGTTCTGGGGGTGCTCATTGGGTCACCTCCACCACCAAGGTGGTGTCGTTGTCGCGCTCCAGGGTGTGCACCGTCCAGACCTTCCCTTTCATCGTGATCTTGTCGCCCCGGCGCGGGTACGGCCACGCAGCTTTGGGGTACTCGATATAAATCAGGGTGGCGATCAGGGCGTTCATGTCGTCGCGCACGTCGTCGTAATCCAGGGTGGCGACGGTTTCCGGGCTAGTGCCCCGCTCCGGCTTCAGTGGCCCGGCCGTGATGGTGGCCGGGTCACCGTAGAAATTGAAAACGGCGCCATCCAGCGCCGTTTTGTAGCCATCGAACTGGCTCATGGTTAGAAGCTGCTGTTCAGACGCACGCGGCAAACGACGTCACCATTCACACCGCCTTCCACAAACACGCCTACGGCGGTGTTGTCAGTGGATACGGTGGTGATTTTGCTGCCGTTCCAGTAAGCAGGATCGCCCACTTCAGGTTCGTCGGCAGTGGTTTTGGGAAGCTCGAACACGCCACCGGTTTTCAGGGTGAGCTCTTCGTTGGCAGCCGCGTCATGCAACGCCACACCAAACAGAGAACCCATAACAACCAGGTCACCAGAGGCGGCCAGGGCGGCAGCAATGACGGTGATGTTCTCGCCACGCTGGATGAAGTTTTTAGCCATGATTGCACCTTTGCATCCCTCGTCGGGATAGATGGGTAAATTAGGTGCGGGCCCCGAAGGGCACCGCGGGGAGAGAGGGTTTAGCCGGGGTTATTGCCCGGCGTTTTTGAACAGGCCACGGTGATCGATGACGCCGGCACCGAAGTCCAGACGCGCTTTGATCTTCACGCCATCCACGTCGAAGCCCTGCTGGGTTTCGATGTACACACCTTCTTCACCAGTGAGGTAGGCGTATTCGATGGTATCGATACGGGACGGCGCAGCCGCCAGATACCAAGAAGATTCACTCTTCTCATCCAAGCGCGGCTCAACGATAACCGTGAGGGTGCCCGCGAACGGGTTCACGTCGCTGGACTTCGCGCTGAGGATTTCCGCAACGATCTGCTGGGCCTTGGTTTCCAGTGCCGCCGGCACAATCAGGAATTCCGCCTGCAGGTTCAGTGGGCGCTTGCTTTTAACGCCTTTCTGCAGACGCAATTGCTTGCGGCCCTCAGAGAGCGTTTCCACACTCAGAGCCCCGGCAGTGCCCAGGTTGTTGTGGCTGGCATGGAACAGGGTGACGTTATCAGCCATTTTCACGTTCTCGGTGATCAAGGCCCACACTGTGTTGCTTTCCAGTTCCGCAGCGCTGGCACCAAAGGCCGCTGGCACCCGGCTGAAAGCGTCCAGGTCATCGTTAATGATGGTCTGGCGGGTCAGGGCGATGATCTTGCCGTAGGTTTCCAGCTTGTAACGCTGGTTGTCTTCACCCATGGAGCCATATTTGTATTCACCGGCTTCATTGACCTTCTCCAGCTCGGGCGCATCACCCAGCTGCGCCCGGTTAATGAACTTGAAGTCGCTGGCGCTGGATTGGCGGCAGAATGCCTTGAACGTCTGCGGTGCCGCTTCATACCCGGCACGCAGGGTTTTGTTCGCCACATCCGCCAGGATGGCCGGGAAGTCGTCGGTGGAGTGCATGGCTTTGGCGGCGATTTCCATGCCAGTCATGCCACGGGTGGAGCCCCCGCCCGCGTGGATCACTTCCGCAGCCATATTCAGCAGGTTCATGCCACGAAAGTCGCGCGCTTCATCCGGCAGCTGGTTAGCCCCCGGGTTAACGCGATTCATCAACGCTGCCACCATGCCGGCACGCAATGCTTCACCGTTGTGACCGACCACAACATGACCACCGGGCACGGTGTTCTGGCTGCGGGTGGCCAGCAGGTTCAGCACCTCGTTGCGGGCATCCGCCACGGTGGTGCCGCTGTCGATCATGCGGTTCAGGTCCGCTTCTTCGACACGGTGGGTGGATGCCAAGGCGCGCAGCTCGCTGACGCGGGTGCGCTCTTGGGCGATGGCTTGGGTAGCCACTTCGCCCGCGTTCTGGGCTTCGGCTGCCGGTACCGGCGGCGGGTCGTTACGGGTACCACGGTTCTGGGCACCAGCGGCGGCCAGGGGTGGCTCCTCTTCTTCCTCGCCACCACCGGCAGCTGCAGCGGCCTGGGCTTTGGCTTCAGCGGCAGCCACACGGACTTCCAGCTGCTCATTGGTTTCGCCGGCATGACGGGACAGGCCCACCGCCTTCGCGCGTTGTTCGAGAGTCATAACAGTACCTTTCGGGTTGGTGTGTGCGGCAGCGGTGGCCGCCGTGATTTGGCCCGAAGCGGGCCGGTGATACAGGTTGACTGCGCCAGCTGGCGCATTCTGGAATGCGGCGAGATCTGCCTGGGCGACAGCCTGCACCGGTTCAATCAATTCATCGGCAAAGCCCAGTTCTACGGCTTGCTCACCGTTCAGCCAGGTTTCTGCCGCCATCATGGCTTTGAGGGTGTCTTTATCCAGGCCGGTTTTGGTGGCGTAGATCCCGGCCACGCTATCTTCAAACTGGTCGTACACATCCGCCATACGACGGTGATCGTCCGCCTCGCCCAGACTGGGCCCCCACGGTTTGTGGATCATGATGAAAGCGTTGGCCGGGATGCGGACCACGTCGCCTGCCATGGCGATAACGCTGGCCATGCTGAGCGCGATGCCATCAATGGTGACTTCTACACGGCGCTCGCTGTTGGCTAGCGCGTTATAGATGGCGAGGCCTTCAGTGATCTGGCCGCCTTCACTGTGAATCCGCACAGGCAGCGGGCCATCGTTCAGGGCTTCCACTTCACGCACGATGGTCATGGCGTCGAGGCCATCCCACCAATCACCGATGACGCCGTAGAGCAGCAGCTCGCCTTTGGCGTTGATCTGGTTTGTTGCAGACAAAGCGAGTCCGCCGTTGACCGCTTGGGCCAACGCTTTCAGTTTCCATTTAGGCATGGGGTGCTCCGGTTATTCGTCGCCGGGTTCGGGGTATGCCGCGCCGGGGGCACGGGCCTGGGTAACGCCGGCATCACTCACGCGGCCTGCATCGGTGGTAACGATAATGCCGTCACGGTTGAGGCTGTCGCGTTCTTGTTTGATTTCGGCGAACACGTCTTCGGGCTCAAAGCCCATGGAGCGGATCTGTTCGGATAGCGAGCCCAGGCCTGCGCGAACCATGTGGACAATCGGCGGAATTTCCCGCGAGGGGTCGATCATTTCACGGCGTGGCGGGGTCCATTCCCAGCGCACGGGCTGCTTGATTTCACCGACCAGCATGGCCGCCTGGTTGAACCATTCGCCCACGCCTTGGCATACCGTGGGGATCAACGATGCCCAGCGGTATTGCTCCACGTTGCGGGTGAATTCCAGGTGCCCCATGCGCCCGCTGCTAAAATTCACGCGCTCCAGGTTGCCGGTGAGCGCGGCGAACGGTACGCCGTAGGCGATGGCGATGGCGTGTTGTTCAACGCTAACGAATTCACCATGGCCGGATACGCTGGGCGGGTTGTTGAAGCGCACGTCTTCGCCGCCTTTCAGGCGCGGGAACATGCCGGGCTCCAGCTTTTCTGGCAGCACGTCGCCTTTGCGATCGTTGTCGCCTTCTGTCTCCACGACGACCCCCACCAGGCAGGCGGCGCTTTTGGCGGCCTCGATGCGGGCATCTTGGTAATCGTCCAGGTTCTTCATGCGCATGATGGCGGCGGTGCCACGCGGCACGCCGCGCACTTGCCCTGGGCGCAGCATTTCAAACAGATGGATCACATCCGCCGCCGGCGTGAGCTTGCTGGCGCTGAAACCGCCCAGCGCATCACCGGGGTGGCTGGTGTGCAGCCAGTAGCCCACGCGCTGGTGCTGCGCGTTGAACTGCACGCCTTGCACGGCGTAGCCGCCATTCATCTGGCCGTTTTTGGTGTGATCCAGATAATCACCTTCCAACAACCGCAGCTTGAGCGGCACTTTCAGGGCGGGGTCTCTGTCGGTCACACGCACGATAATCGCATCGCCGCTTTCTACAGCGGTGCGCACGGCCAAGGCTTGCAGGCCGTACAGGTTATGCCGGCCGTCATAGTCGATGGCCGTGCTCTCGCACCAATTCAGCATGGTGCGCTGGAGCGGTTTCTTTTCTTCAGCATCGCTCACCAGCGCACTGGGGCGGATGCCAGTGCCAACGATGTTGGTGGTGAGCACCCGCACTGCGCTGGCGGCATACGGGTTGTTTCGCACCAGCTCACGGTGCCGGGCACGCAGCAGTGGGAGCGCGGCGCGGCTTTCAGCGTTGGCGCTGCTATCGCTGCCCCGTGTCCAGGTGTTGCGCCGGCCTTTGCCAGCACCGTCGTAGCCGTTCACTGCGCGCAGGCGATCCGTTACCACGCGGGCACGGGTGCGGCGGGCTTCGGCTTCCGGGGAAAAGAACCCGATGGTGCGGTCCAGCCAGCTCATTGGTACCCCCGGTCAAACGTGGGGGCATACGCCCGGTGTTGGCCACCGGCGTTTGGGCCCTTCACACTTTTGCGGATCATGTCGCGCACACGAATCATGTCATCGAGGCTGCGGAATTCCGTGGTCTTACCGTTGTGCGTAATGCGCAGGGTGCCTGTGGCAATCGCGGCTTCAATGCGATCCAGATCTGCTTGCGTGTAAGCCATGGGCGGTTACCAGTAGTTGGATTTGCGGCGGCCACCGCCGGCGTCTTCCGGGGTGTCATCGCCACCGAACAGGTCGCTTTGTTTGAGCTGGGCCTCAAGCTGATCCCAGCGTTCATCTTTCCAGGTGTGCAAGCGCAGGCTGTAGGCCGCGTGCAGGGCGTAGACTTCGCAGTCAGCCGCCTCAATGGGCTGGCCGGGCTTGTCGTGCCACACGAGCTTGCCGCCCATGCGGGCGTTGGGCGCTTTGATCACACCGGTGAGTTGCTCGTAGTAGTCGTCGCGCACGTTGGTGTACCAGTGCATGCGGCCTGGGCCTTCGCCTTGCAGGCTGAGCCTGCCGCCTTCACCGAAGATCAGGTCTTTGGCTTTGTGGGTGCCTACCTGATACACCTGCAGGCCGAATTTCGCGGCCTTGGTTTTGTGGCCGTTCTTCTTGCTGTAATCGGTTTTTCGCGGGGCGCTGAATATCTCGCGACGGCCGTAATCGTTACTGCTGCCCTTGATGGCCATGACGCCGCGCTTCTGCCGGGGGCGTACCCAGTTGTACACCTGCTCGGTGCTGTGGCCGCCGGAGTCGATACTGATGGCACGCGGGATCATCCTGAATCCGTCCGCGCTTTTGCGGGGGGTAAACAGGAAATCATCAAGCTCTTTCCAAACCGGGTCGCTGCTATCGGTGGTGCTGACCTTGGCGAAGAATTCGCCCCAGTAGATCAGCCAGCCTTCCATGCCCCTGCCCCAGGCACGCAGCACAACGGCAACACGATCGCGCTGCACATCGATGCCGGCGGTGAGGATCAGGCCACCATGGGGCACCACCAGTTCGGGGTAATCTTCCGCGCGTTCGCGCAGGGCGTCCGCGTCTGGTGCCGCTGTTTCGTATTCGAAGGTGCGGCCCAGCTTCTGGTTGGTGAACGTGATCAGGCCGGAAAGGTCGCCTTTTTCAGCCAGGTGATCCGCTTTCAGCTTGTCGCGCACCACATCCGCGAGGCTGGTACCCGGTACGCAGGCATATAGCTCGCCGAGCTGGGTGAAGCCAGCCTTTCCATGGAAGGGCCGTGTTGGAACCCAGCCACATAGCGGGTCGCCCTGCTCCACCGCGTTGTACACGGTGTCGCGGATGTTGGTTTGTCGCTGGTGATCATCCCAGCCGCTGCCACAGCCCGGGCAGCAATACACGGCGGTATCCGGCATGGCGCGGCCGTACACTTCGTGCACTGGGGCTTCGTCATCGGCATCCAGCCAGCTGACGTTTTCCCATGCCAGTACATGGCTCTCTTCGCATTCGTGACACACCACCGGCAGCACCCGGCAATCGGATTCACGCACGCGGTGTTCCGTTTTGCTCAGGTCCTTAATGGTTGGGGTGCCACCCACAATCAGCTTGCTGCCGGGGTAGCGTTTCAGCCGCTCTTCCAGCAGGCCGATCGCATCCCCCTGCCGCTTCACATCCACGCTGGGATCGTCGGGTTCTTCAACTACACCCGCGCCCACCGAGCTGGTGGACCTCACGTTGCCGGGGCTGTTGGAACCAACCAGTTTCAGGAAGCCGCCCGGGAAGGTTTTCAAATCCCAGCGATTGCCCGCCTTGCGGCTGGTGGTCACATCGACCACGCCTTTCATGGCAGGGGTAGCGCTGAGCGCGGGCACCAGCTTTTCATCGTGAAAGGCCTTGCCGTCTTTCTCTTTCGCGAACAGCACCATCAGCGGTGCCGGGTGGCCGTCAATGCGTTTGGCCAGGTACCCGATGAGAAAGTAAGTCCAGCCCAACTGGGCGGCTTTCATCAGGTCCACTTCATCCACGCTGGTGTCATCCAGCGCCGCGGCGACGCCCAAGAAATAAGGCGAATAATAAAAGTCGTACAGCCCAGCCAGATCACCGATGGTTTCCGGCAGGTGGTAGTGTTCCTGCATCCATTGCGCTGTCGGCACATGCCGACGGGGCCGGAATTTACTCGACGCCCTCAGTAAGACCTTTCGCAGCGTCGCCTGCAAACTCGCCAATTCGCTCAATTGCAGGTTCAACGACATCGCTAAGTGTTGCGGCATCAATAGTGATGCCGTGCTCCTTTTCCAGTGCCTGGCGCAGACGCTCTACCGCACCGCGAATTTCACGGTTCGCATAGCCCGCCCAATTCGTGATTGCCTGGGCAGCTTCTTCAGCCAGCACCAGCAATCCCAGTTTTTCGTTATAGGTCAGCCGACCTAGCGCCGCCTTCACCTGAGCTTCCTCAGTTTTGGCCGCCGCCAGATCCGCTTGTTTCTCACCGCCCCGCCCTGCCGCGTGGGTGCGCAGGTGGTCGCAGTAATCACGCAGCCACTCAGCATAAGAGCCATCGCGGCGCAGGTTTCCATCAGATGCATGCTTGCTAGCCGCCTGCTGGCTAATACCAACCAGCCGCGCGAAGCCAGAAGCCGTTGCTTGTGCATCAAGATCCATGGAAACCACCAATAATCGGGGAACAACTACAACCCCCTATAGAAACCCACATCTGCAAACAACCCGCGCTCTGCGCACCCGTATGCGTTAGCCGCCTGGGAGGACCCGCGCCCTGTTATCGCCCACAAAACGACCAGCTTGCCCCTTCCGGTTCACAAACCGTGCACACATAATCTTGCAACCAGCTCAGCGCTCGGAGTCCTTCGTCTCCGTCTTGGGTGATGGTGACAATTCTTCCAGCATGCGCTGGGTCAAGTTCGGCTCGCGGGGCTGCATCACCCAGGCTTCCGGTGGTGGCCGGTGCGGGGGCTTTACAACCGTTGGTGATGACTGACAGCCGACGATCACCAGACTGGACATCAGCAAGCAGCTTGCGCTCAGCAGCTTCCGCACGGGCCTTCTCCTCTTGGTGCAACTGGCTCAGGTTAGCCAGCTGGGTGTTCAGCTTGTTCTGCTCAACAGTGAAATACGCCTGGTCCACAATCACATCCAGCGCCACTTCCTCGCGGTACTCGGCAAAGGTCTTCCCAACCATGGCGCGGCCCGTAAGCAGGCCTACACCGTAGATCCCAGCAACCACCAACAGAATGGCCACGCCACGAACCGTTGCCGCGCTCACCGGTAAACCCGCCGGTCTAGCTCGAAGTGAGCACCGTCTTTCAGGGTGCGCCAGTCTCCACCCCAGATAACGGCGACGCCAAGCTCAGCCGCCGCAGCCTTAATAGCTTCAGCAATCTGCTCGTAGTACTGCCAATCCCAAGAGCCTTGCCCATCAGGGTAAGCCAGCACATCAATGGCATGGCCCGTCAGATGACGGCTGTTCAGCGTCTGGCTGTCACCATCGGCCACTTCCTGCTTTTGCTCGGCCAGGGTTCGCTCACCATCGGTGATACCAAAATCGACAGGAGACAACTGGAGAGCTCGCACTGCCAGCATGGCAAGGTGCGGATGAACCTCAGCCAAGTGCCCCATCGAGCGCTTGCTGAACTTGTGCCCCATCATCAGCCTGTTTTCCTTTTGGCGAACATGATGGCCCACTCACTAGCAGCCTTGGTGCCCACAAATCCCAGCGACCCACCAATAAAGTTACCCATGGCCACTGGCGCACCAGTGGCTTCCAGGCCGTAAGAAACCGTGACCGCAATGAACCCGCAGGTCAGGCCTTCCAGTAACATTCGAAGCCAGTCAATCGGTCGCACCTCTTCACCATCCTCGCGTTGCTGATAATGCCGGTACACGTACCCGAGCATCGCGCCAAAGGCGCCCATGGCCAGGGCCCATGCATGCCGTGCCAGATCGCCGCCGGCACTCACTAGCTGTGCCCACAGCCCCGGATCGTCCTGCATAAAGCCCCCACCACCAGAAATAAAAAGCCCCGCCGAAGCGGGACCGGGAGAAACAAAAAAGCCCGCAGGCATAAACCAGCGGGCTCGAATTACAGGCATAAAAAAACCCGCCGAGATTTCTCTGGGCGGGCTTTTCCACGATGGGAAAATGATGGTCGGTTTTGTCCCGGTCGTCAACAGGTCAAGAGAAGAAAAATACAAATTCTCTCACGCCGCCATATCGGCGAACTGGTGCCACAGGTGCCGGAGCACTTTTTCCTCACAGGTAAACAGCGTCGTCATCATGTCGTCAGCACGCGCAGCCCACGTTTCACCAAACCGGCTCTTGCTAATCTTGGCAATCGCCGCCCGATTCCTCACCGTCAGCACGCTCTGCCCTGTCGCCTTGCAGGCCGAACAATCCACCCACCGGTCCGCCATCCGCAACAACTCACCATCATCCGACATTTCCGGCTCCTGCTGCCACACCTTGCCGCGCCCGCCACACGGGCTGCACCGCATCGGGTGAACCAGCTCAAACACACACAGCGTCGCCAGGCCCTCACAGTAATCCGTCTTCCAGCCACTGCGCATACACCGCCGGCGGAACTCAGTCTGCACCCAGCCGGCCAAGGACAGCTGCGCCTGGTTGTCATCACAGAACTTTGCCCGCCCCACTAACTCAGCCTCAGCAGGCAGGTTACCCATTCCCATAGCGCCCGCCACATCCTGTGGCGTCACCAGCACCACACTCCCACCAAAGCCACCACCATCAATCAGCAGCCCTTTAGCCGTCATCTTTGCCATCAACCGGATCGGATTCATAAAACACCCCTGACCATATTTGAATTGTTTGTCGTGGAACACTCAGCGGGTGCCCTGCACCACGCGCTCCAGCTCAGCCGCCCACTTCTGAAACTCGAACACAGCCCAACTCACCGAGCGACGATTCATAAAATCATCAGCCAGGCGTTTAGCCGTTGATAAATCCATCATGAAAGGCCCCGCATGGTGCTTATCGACTTGCAGAGTCACAGACACCGCGTTCCCTGCCCGCTCACAGCGCACAGAAGGGAAACCCCTGAACATGAACCCATTGACCCGCTGGTCCTCAGCCAAAACAATCGCCACCGCCGCCGCCAAGTGCCCGTCACTACATCCAAGATCGTCATGCCACATAAATCACTCCTTTTACCTCCCGACACCTAATTTTCAGCTGTCGGCTTAGGTGTCTAGCCCTAACTGATTGATTTTTAATTTACTTATCTATAAATCCGACACCTAGACACCTAGACACATGAAAATGGGTGTACGCATGCGCATGTGCACGCGCCCGCACAAGCCCCCTTTTTAGGTGTCTAGGTGTCTAGCCCAGCAATCCCGGGGCTTGCAGCTGTCGGCCAGCTGTCGGAACAGGTGTCTAGCTGTCGGAAAACCACCATTACTGCGCACCATCGTTAATCCACTCACCCACAGCCGCCTCATAAAACGCCCTCGCCTGCTCGCCAAGCGCCTCCAGATACCCAGGCATATCGCGGCCCTTGTACACCTCGGGAGGCACCCACAGCCGCACCGTGCGCTTAGGGCTCATCGGCTTAGGCAGGCAAACATCCCGCCGCTCCGGCTGCATCACACGCTTTAAATCCGCCGCCAGATCCCGTTGCCGCCGCTTGTACTCGTTATTGCGCTCGCACCATCGAATAAAAACCTTCCACAAATCTGCCGACGCCACCGCACCATAAGGCAACCCCAAGTCACCATCCTTCCACAGCTTGTGGAAATACAGCGCCGTACTCATACCCATTTCAACCAGGCTTTCCTTTTCCTCATTCAGCGGCGGCCGCGTCCAGGTGCCAAAATCACCCAAATCCAAATCCAGCAGGTAGCGGAAAAAGCAGCCCACACCACCGTTATGAATCTCATCAAACAACGCCTGGAAATACGCCTGTCCCGGCACATCACCGGCATAAAGCACCATATAGCGCCGGTCACCCTGGTCCATCAGCAACGGCACCGTCTCATTCGACAAGAAAACAATATTCAAATGGTTCGTCTCCACCCGCTCCGGCGCGTGCTTCTCGTTAATCCGCACCGTCTTACCCGTCACCAAATGCTTCAACTGGCCCTTGTAGTGGCTCTTTTCCGCCCGGCTAACCACCTCCTCAGCCAGCGCAAAACACTTGCCTGCTTGCCAGCCCGTGAACTGGCTTTCCAGCTGGGCCTGGCCAATCGTTGCCGCCGCCTCGCCATAAATCGGCATCACCACGTTTTCCCACACAGCGCTCTTGCCTGGGCCTTCCGCCCCGAACATCACCACACTGGAATCCATCTTCGCGCCCGGATGCTGCAACGGATAAGCAATCCATTTAATCAGCCACTCAAACATCTCTTCCCGGTGGCCACACAGCCGCCAAAAGTGCTCAATAATTAACTGGCACCCGGCCTCGCCCTTTGCATCCGCCTCCACAGCAAACCCCTTCCACAGGTTCACCCAGTCCGGCCCCAGCTCTTGCCCAGGCTCAAACTTCAAGCCATACACAATTTTCCGGCTCGGGCTTTCCTCCCAATTCTTAAAAAGCTCCCGCCCCACCGCATGGCGCAAGTGAGACAGCCGCATATAAATCTGATTGCGCGAATCCCAAACCATGTCCGTGCCATACACCAACATGCAGTGCTTGAGCATCTCAGTGATCTTCCAGCGAACACCACCCCCCGCGCCCCCGCGCGCGTGAACGCGCTTTTCAGAAGTGGGCGCGGGAGAAGATTCCCCACCGGTATCATTCGCAGCCAGCCGCGCCTTTAGATCGGCACGGAAGCGCTTACGCGCCTCCTTCTTACCAAGCGCCAGCATGAAGTCATTCCAATCGCCGTGCCACGGCTCAGGCTGGGTTTCCGCCATTGCGCACCCCCCAGCTTTCCAGAACCTCATTTAGCGTAACTTTTGGTGTAACCTTGGCCCCAAAACCAGATTCAAAGGAGGAAGGACCCCCATGGCCAGCAAGAAATGCAAAAGCTGCGGAAACGTCATAGGTAGCCGCGCCAGACAATGCCCCAACTGCGGGCAGCCGCAAACCACAGGAATAGCCAAGCTCGGCCTGGCGCTCCTTCTTTTCATTGTGGTCACCGCCCCATTCACACTGCTCAACGATGAAACGCCTACACCACCACCTCAAACGGTTAAATCCGAGAGAGCGACACCGCCCACCCAGCAACCCCAACCAACTGAAAAGCCAAAGCGCAAGATCACCAGCTTTGCCCACGCAAAGGCTGTGTGCCCAAACGATTTGAAGTGCCTCCACGAAGGCTTGATCGCTGACTTTGGCAGCATCTGCAAAAGCTGGGTCAAACTCGAAACAGACAGGGAATACACGGCCTCCAGCGAAGGACTGCCAAAACGAGTTTTCCACTCTTCTGATCCCGTAACCAAGAAGCACCACTGGCGCCTTCTCGGAGACGCCTTCTACGACACACGCACCGGCGTCCGGTACTGGTATGGGTGCGAGGTAAATACAAGCACAGGAAAAATCGTCGGAATTGCCCCCCCTGTTCCAGTTGGAACAAAGCGGCGCTACAAGCAATTCAACTAGCATCAAGCCGCCTCCCCAACCGGTGCCGGCGGCAGATGCACTACCCCGCCCAACTCAGCCTGGCAGGCTGCAGTAGCATCCTGCCCCGCACGCTTCCCGGTTTTCGGGTTCAGCTTGTCGTTATCCGCCATCCAGACCGGCGTCTTTCCGGCCAGCCACCCGGCCTCAAGGAAAGTCTTGCCGACAGTCAGCATATTGCCCGAATCAAAGCAGGCAACCACCGGCCAGCCACTCCCCAACTCAAACGCCGAGGCAGAAGTGGCATAACCCTCTGAAAACCCCACAAGCTCAGCCCCCTCCAGAGAACCAAACAAATGGAAACAGCCTTTCTTCCGGCCATACTTGGGAAACAGCTTTGTACCCAGCCCATTGATGGACTGGATCGCCCACAGCTTTCCATCAATATCGACCGTCGGCACCGCAATAGTTTCATGAGAGAACCGCAGAAATGAAATATGGGCGGGCTTGGGCCTGGGCAACGTGCGGAAGAATTCCCTCACAGCCATACCGGTAAGAACCTGGCATCGACACTCAGCATCATCAATAACCAGCAACACCGCCCGCTTAAAAAACCGAATGCCGTGCGCCCCAACGCCCTTTCTGCCAAGGTACGGCGAACTGCCAAGGGCATGGGTGTGCTCTTGCCATATCGCCCAACAAGCATCACTCACGGCTTCCTGCATGGCCAGGTGTCGCTTTTCATCCCTCTCGACTTCTGCCTGCCGATCTTTTCGACGCTGTTCATGCTCCGCCCGCAGAGTGCGCTTTTCCTCTGCCGTAAGCTCCCGCCTGGGCCGCTGCCACCCACCCTGCACAGCCAGCTTAATCAGCGTACCAATGGTGTAATGCCCAGCCTTTGCGCTACGCCAAGTGTTTTTACACGCTCCCTTGTCGTAGCTCTGCCCTTGTCGGCTCCAACCATCGAAAGGGTCAAAGCCCGCCTCGCCATATTCATCCTTCAACGCACCGGCGATGGAGAACCATGTATCCCGGTCGCAATCCGCACTGACATACAGCAACGCCTGCTCCGCCTCATGCATCGGCAACGGCTCATTCATGCGTCACCCCGCCAAACTGCTTCGCCACTTCCACCAAGCTAAACCCGGATTGAACAAGGCGGTACAAACTCTTTTCCAACACCGCCAGTTCATCCTGATCCACCTGCCCATCGGCCAGCGCATCACGCACATCCGTGGTCATCTTGCCCACCCGGCTCACCAGATCGGCCAGCCCGCTGAACAATTCAGATTCAGCAGAGTCAGCAACCGTTGGCATAGGCAGCCAGACACAACCGGTAATCAAGGAAATCGCATCGAGGATCTGTTCCACATCCCCATGATCACGCGCGTATTCCGTAATCAGCTCGAACTGCTGCAAGGTGGGGTTACGGTCAACGTCGTTGAGGTTCAGGTTGTTATAAAGCGCCTGCGGGTGCAGGTCATAGGTAGCGGCGATTTTCTTAAGCCCCTGCCGCTTGGCTGTCATGGCCAGGGCTGTTTTCAGGTCGGGCAGCGTATTCTGAGCCAGCTCGACGCGGCTCATGCGTGTTGTATTCATGTTGAAACTCTCTCCCGGGTTTCTCTAACTATCGGCAGCGAACAACCGTAAAGTTGTCGCCGCTGGTCAAGCAGCTTGCCGCGATGCGGGGAAAGGTTTGATTTCCTCTGCCCGGTAGCCGGTATCGGTCTCATAGACATAGACCTGACGCCCTACCCGCACTGCTTTGCTGACTCCGCCCTGCGTCAGCCCCAACAATTCTGCCGCGCGCGCCTGACCATGCTCTTTCACGAAGTCAGATAATGGTTGCCTGTTCATAGGTTCACCTCGTACTTACACGAACATAATACCTAAAGTAGTGACTCAATCAATACCCTGGGTTGTTGTTATAAAATTACTAACGGTAATAATTCGGGAATGGGAACAAGAAACCTCACACCAGAAGAGACAGCTGAAAGCCAACGGTTGAAAGCTATCTTCGAAGCAAAAAAGAAAACTCTCGGCCTCAGCCAACAGGCCGCGGGCAATGCTATGGGCATTAGCCAGGCGGCAGTAGGGCACTACCTGAACGGCAGAAACCCACTAAATCTCAATGCCGCCCACCATTTTGCGGAAATCCTGAATTGCAGCATTAACGACTTCAGCCCGCGCCTAGCTGCCGAGGCCAGCCGCTACATGCTGCGCGAGCCCACTGGTAGCTACAACAACCTAGAAACCGCCACCCAACCACGCCAAACGCGCCTGGCCCCAATTGTAAGCACTATCATGGCAGGCAGCTGGGGTAGCGCTCCTGACATACACCCAGTCGGCCACGGCGAAGACTACGAACCGGTACCATCCGGCGCGTCTGATCATTCTTTCTGGATGCGAGTGAAAGGTGATTCCATGGTGTCACCGATACCAGCAGCAGACAGCTTTCCACCTGGCACTTTGGTCCATGTTGACCCGGAAATGCATTGGGAATATGGCGATTATGTTGTCGCAAAGCTGGATGACAGCGAGGAAGCGACATTCAAGCAGATCGTTGAGGATGCTGGCCGCAGATACCTCAAGCCCCTCAACAACGCCTACGGCCTGATTGCTATAAATGGCAACTGCCGAATTGTTGGAAAGGTAACGGAATACAAGAGAAAGCTATAGAGGCCATAACAACAACCCCCCTCCGGCTCTATTCGTAGAGGTTCCAGCAGTAAAGGAAATATTCATCCCTAAAGTCATCAACCACCCTCTTTTTCATTGCAGCGGTGCTGTATCTGTTTTCCTTGTAGGCCTTGACGATGATGGCAGACAACACTTCCTCGCCATCCGCAACCCCCATTAACTCCGACATCGCCGCCCCATCTTGCCGTTTGGTCATTACAGCTTCAGCGATTGCTGACAGCCGAGTGCAAGTCTCTTGCCTGCTGAGATCCTCCTCAGCGCCCACCCGGCCCGCAGCGATGCATATAAAAAGAACGATCAATAACCTCATCATCACCATCCCCCACCAGTCCGAGAAAGAAAATAACCCCCGTAATTCTGCGTAAAACAACAAAATTCGGCAAATTCCGCATTTTTATAACCCAAGGTATTGACCAATAATAATACCTTGGGTAGTGTTTGCTCATACCCAAGGTAGGAGAACAACCATGGCCACAGTCCACATCCACCCCACTGCCGCCACACCGGCAGCCATCTACAAGCTGCAGCGCCAAACCGGCCTGGTCGCCGTTATCCACGGCACCAGCGCCCAGCTGATTCCCCACAGCCACTGGCTGGCCCGCAAAGGCAATGCCCTGCCGCGCCACCAGCGCCGCTCTGCCGTGCCGGCCATCCAGCGCCTGAGCGCCCACCACCGTAATCACGGTGGCGACGGCCCCAGCGCGGCCTGATCGGGTGACCACCATGACCAGCATTCCAGCCCGCATCCACAACGCCCAGCGCGCCTTCAAGCGCCTACAGACCACCGCCGACATGGAGCAAGCCATGCTGCGCAGTGGCCGGTTGCTGGACCGCTACATGGCCGAACTGCCCGTCAGCAATCAAACGCTCACCGCCCGGGCCCACATCACCGAACAGGCAGACCAGTACTTGGCCCGCTGCCGCCGCAAACGCACAGGGAGTAACGCCGCATGAGACTCACCATGCAGAACGAAAAGGAACTTCGCACCGCCATTCGCGGTACCGACAAAGGCGCCAGCAGCACCACGCTAATCCGTGTCCACGGCATCACCCTTGCCGTCGCCGTAAGCAAAAGCGTAGAAGCCACCACCGTGACCATCTACCCCGCCGCAGACCCGAGCCAGGTGATCTACCACGGCACAGGCACAGCGGGCGAATGCTACGCCGATGCAGCCGATGCTATTGAAGGGGCGGTGGTATGAACCTGCTTACCGACAAGCTGAGCATGAATGACTACCAGCTCAATCGTGCCCGCGCCGAAATCATGCACAACCTGAACCTCGGGGTAGAGAAAGCGCTTCAGGGTGAGGCTGACCATACCCACGTGATCCTGCTCCGCCTGGACGGCATCTGGACAGCCTTCATGGGCCAACCACTAGGGCATCTTGCTCAACGCGCCACGACACTCATTGCTGCTGCCCAGTACCACCGCATGGGCAGCCCTCACATCCTCACCGACGCCGGACGACAACTCACAGGCCTCACCACCGGAGAACCCGCATGAAAATCATCGCCTTCACCGGCCCCGGCGGCGCCGGCAAAAACACCGCTGCCGAAGCCCTTGGCACCGAGTGGCACACCAACGAAGTGGCCTTCACCGCCCCGCTGTACGACATGGCAGCCGCCGCCTTGGGCCACACCCCCGAACAGATCAACCAGCTCAAGCAGCAGGGCGACAAAGCTATCCGCGCCATGCTGGAACAGCTGGGTGACGTGGTGCGCAACACCATCCGTCCGGACTACCTCATCGTGCGCCTGGTAGACACCCTGCGCGAACTGGAAGACAGCCAAGACACACCGGAACTGGCCGTCATCACCGACCTGCGCACCGAAGAGGAAGCCTACTGGGTGCGGGCCATGAGGGGCTTGGTGATCCACGTCAGCCGCCCGGAAGGGACCAGCGACAGCGAACACAACACCAACCAGCCCATCACTTTTGCCCAGGGTGATCAGTACCTGCTGAACAACGGCACGGCAGAAGACCTGGGGAAGATCGCCTGCGCGATCGTAAAAGGCTGGATTGTTGCCAATTCACCCGCAGCCCAGAACCGGTTTCAGGGGGCAGCATGATCAACGCTCACAGCACTAATATCCTCAAATTCCTTAGGAACGGCATCAGCATCGTTCATGAAATAATTCTCGTGATAATCCTGAAGATGATCATGCAGATTTTTCATCCTATTGCTGACGTCTTGAACGGTAATCAGATCTACTTTCGGAAGCTCATCAGAAAGGCAATAAGCAAGATAAGCCTTAAAGTCCTCACCAATAATCACGCCATTGTTGACCAAGACAATCACTCCAGGGTTTGGAAGGTCACCCAGCATCACTTTTCTAAGATCGACAAGATCATCTACCACAGTCTCAAGGCGCTCAGAAAGCACAAGACGAAACGTGGCTGGAGCATTATAGCTAAGCCCGCTGTGGATATGCTTGATGATGTTTTCGGCCCCACCTCCCAGCCGAGACATTATAACTTTAGCTCTCACAATTCCCTTGTGATGTTGCAGCACCTGATCGTGAATTGCTTTAGCTCTGGATTCCTTTATCTGCCTCTCATGCTGACGTTGAGCATTAAAGATACTCAGCATCGAAACACCAACAGAACCCGCGATGGCCACGACCGTAAGAATAGCCTGCACCCAAGCCGCAGTACTGTTGCTCCAAAACCAAGTTGCCCAGCAGTTCCAATCACCTTTGCACCAGTACCATTCCATAGCGGTCTTCTCCCCCGATTCAACGAAGGGATAACCATCTGCCAGCTTGCCCCGGCAAGTCAATGGGCAGGAGGTGCCGCATGAACCTGCTAGCCCACCTCCTATTCCGGCTCACGACCAACCGTCCCACCCGGCTGATCAAGATCAGCGGGCAGCCTTACCTTGAGCGCTACTTCCTGTGCCAGGTACTCGGCATCACCGTTTACCTGCACCGCTTTGTGCGCGACGACAAAGACCGCGCCCTGCACAACCACCCATGGCGGCACGCCATCAGCTTGGTGCTCACCGGCGGCTACACAGAACACCAAGGCCTGCTCATGGGTAGAACACCCGACGGCATCGACACAGTGCTCACCACAGTGAAGCCCGTGAAGTGGTTTAACCACATCCGCCACAGCAGCCACCACCAGATCGTCCGCGTGAAACCCGAAACCTGGACGCTCTTCATGCACACCCGCTGGCGGTTTGAATGGGGCTTTCTCGAACGCCTCACCGGCCCACTGCCGCACTACCGCTACCGCAAGCACATACCAGAACAACCCCGCCAATGGTGGCTCACCGCGCCACCAGCCAAGCGGGCAAACCGAGAACCCTTCGGAGGTTAACCATGAGCCAGCCCACCTACCGCATCAAGCACGCCGCGCAGCGCCTTGGCACCAAGCCCGGCCAACTCCGCGAACAGCTACGTGGCATGGGCGCCATCACCGCCGAAGAACGGGCCCACCCAACATGGGTGCGCGAGGGCTGGCTCAAAGAAGAACACACCCAGTACCACCACCCCGTAGTGGGCTGGACATGGCGAACACGAATCGACATCACCGAAGCCGGCCTTGTGGAACTGTTTGGCCTGCTCGATAACGCCGCATAGAGGGGCACATGGAATGGACGCAAAAGCACAAATACGCGCTCAGCGCCGGGGCCTACCAGGTCAGCAAGACATACACAGCCACCAAAGCCGTGTACACCGCCTGGCCACCCAAACCGCCATACAACAGAGCCCTGCCATGGCAGGCCCTCGTGCACCAGTGCATTGGCTGCTACAGCGATGCCGGCCAGGCAAAAGCCGCCTGCGAAGCTCACGCGGCCCTGTCCAGCTTATGCAGCTTCCTCTACCGACAGAGCGACAGCAAAAACAAACCGACTGCGCCCTGCTGATCATCACCCTGGTCAGCGGCAGCGCCCTAGCAATCTGGCTGCTACTGCGATGAACACACTCTTTCTACTCATGGCCGAATTCGAGACAGCGGAAATCCCGCTCGACGCTCTCGCCGAAAAATACCTCGGCCTGAGCCCGGCCCAAGCCAAACGCCGTGCTGCCCGCCAGGCACTGCCGTTTCCCGCACACCGGGGAAGCCGCAGCCAGAAGGCCCCGTGGCTAGTGCACACCCAAGACCTCGCCAACCACCTCGACGCGCAACGCAACGAAGCCGCCCGGGAATGGAAAGCGATCAACGAAGCAGCTTGAAAGGAGCCCATATGAAAGACGCAACGATTGAAGCAGGAATGGAAGGAATCAGCCAACACGTCACCAACACCACCTGGTTGTGCCACGCACTTTCCAAAAACGCCGGCTGGTGGACCGACCCTGATACAGGAAACGACATCGACCCCAACCCCACCTTCCCGGTGAAGCTCTGCCTGATCCATTCCGAGATCAGTGAAGCCATGGAAGGCCACCGAAAAGGCCTGAAAGACGACCACCTTCCCCATCGGGACATGGCGGAAGTAGAGCTGGCCGATGCCCTTATTCGCATCCATGACCTCGCCGGAGCCATGGGCTACGACCTCGGGGGCGCTGTTACAGAAAAGCTGGCTTACAACCAACAACGCGCCGATCACAAGCTGGCCAACCGCGCCGGCAACAACGGCAAGAAGTACTAACCACCAACCCCCAATGGGAGAGAGAACCATGCGTACAAACGTAGATGACTTCATCAGCGAACTGGACGGCGGCATGTTCGCCCAAAAGCTCGGCCAGGCCCTGTCCGATGTCGCCGCCGGCACCATCGACCACGGCAAAGGCAAAAAGAAAGGGAAGATCACCATCGAGCTGGACGTTCAGCAGATCGGTGAATCCCACCAGGTGCAAATCGGCCACACCCTGAAAGTGTCGCGCCCCACCCTGCGCGGTAAGGCTACCGAAGAAGACACCACCACCACACCCATGTATGTGGGCAAGGGCGGCAAGATGACCATCGCCCCCGATGCCCAGATGGACTTCCTGAAAACCCCTGCAACTGAGGAGCAATAACCCGATGGAAACAATCACCTCAACCAGCATCCTGGAATACATCCAGGATAACGGCACCCGCCTGGCCTTCAACTTCTCGGCAGCGGAACAAAATCTCGACGTAGCCGCCTTGCCCAACGATACAAAGGTGCTGGATCTGGAGCAGTTCAAGCCACTGCGCAACCGCTTCCGGGGCAAATTCGCCACCACCAGCGTTGAAGATTTCGTCAACTACACCGAGCACAAGGCCGATTCTGGTGCCGAGTGTTTCGTCTACCCCGACGACATGACCGCCACCGCAGTGTTGAACCTGGGCAACATTAGCGCACCGGGCCACGCCGATAGCTTGGCGAAAATGAACCTCAAAACCACCGCCGCCTTCGATGCTCTGAACAAAATTGACGGCGCCACCCGCACGCAACAGCAGCTGGCCGAATGGCTGGAAGACTGGCGCGACAGCGTTCAGGGCCTCACCAGCGACGAACAGAGCCTCACAGCCAACAAAGTCATCGCCGCCATCCGCCGTATTACCATCAAGGCCGGTAGCACCAGCGATCACACCGAAGGCCAGCTCAGCGCCACCCGTTCCTCACTGGAACAAGTGGAAGCCAGCAGCAACAGCGAACCGCTGCCCAGCTTCATCCTCTTCAAGTGCACCCCCTATCAGGGCCTCGCTGAACGCACCTTCATACTGCGCATGAGCCTGCGCGCCGATGAGGAAAAGCCCCTGCTCAGCCTGCGTATCATTCGCCCTGAACAGCACGAAGAAGAAATGGCTGAGGAATTCGCCGGCCTGCTGCAAGAAAAATTCGGCGACACCCTCCCCGTCACCATCGGCGCCTTCAGCGCCTAACAGGAAGCCGCATGCTAATCGCCCGTTTCTCCGTGCACGACGACAACCCATGGATAAGCCCCAAGGCCCGCAGCCTTGGCAGCCGGAAATGGTTAATCAAACCCCACGCGGGAAACGGGCCTGCACGCAGCACAGACGAAATCCGCAACCAAAACCCCTGCAACCTGGTGGACATACTCGAAACCGCCACCCAGTGCATCGACGACATGCTGAGCGAACACGCCCACACCGTCACCGATGCCGGGTTCCAGGTGTTTTTGTTGCGGTAGGGAGAGAGCAATGAGCAAGTACACACGCGAGCAACTGACCAACATGGCCACCGAAGTACTGCGCGCCCGCCTTTCCGGCGACGAACGGGAAGCCATTCTGGTAGCGAGAATTTCCACTGCCACCGGTTTGTCGGCTAGGGACGTCGAAAACCGAATCGAACTACTCGCCATGGGCGTGCCAACGCCATAACCAGCAGCCCAACCATAACCGCGAAGTTCAAAGCCGTGCAGCAGGCATGGCGCCAGTTTCAGGAGCAATACGATGAGTGATATTCGAGAGGCGTTTGAGGCGCTGAACAAGTACCGAAAAGCCTACGACGAAATGTATCAAATGCTAGGCATATTCCTCGACGCAGACGAGGGGCTGGAAAAGCCGGACATTGACGAAGCCTGGGCGGCATTCAATCTAGCTCCCGGCCCTGTTTACTGGAAGGCCATCGAAGCCGCCCTTAGCGCCAATAGTGGGGAGGCGGTGCCCGTCCCATGGCCCGACCATATTGCCGACGCCGGGAAGGTGGATGATATGGGCGGCTGGACGGGGTCTATTACTCGAAGCCAAGCTATCAAAATTCTAGATAGGGCCACCGACAAAGACGACCCTCACTGGGAGTTTGTTGTTGAAGATTTCTATGACGAAGCCAGCGACACCATGCCCACAATTTTTCATGTTTTTGCTGCTATCGGAGTCACCGAGGAAGAATACCGGAAGGCAACCGGGGCAGAGAACATTGACTGGCCTGCCACCGACCCCTCTGTGCCGGAGAACGATGCGGGAGCAGATGCAGTCATCCAGTTCAAAGACGAGCTACTGAAATCTGTTAAGCCTATTTTCCAGCCACACATCGAAGGCGTCTGCGCTGTTGTACTCGAACGCCTCCGCACCGCTGGCGACGAGGGGGAGGATTAAATCATGAAATGGATTTCACAGCACAAGTGTGAGTGCGGGTTTAGGAAGAAACTTCCCTTTGACAGTACTTTCTTTGCGCACGATGACGCCTGTCCAAAATGCGGGGAATTCCAGTCAGAGATGGAGCTAGTAGTGGAGCGATGGGTCAGCCTAGCAAAATGGTGGAACCCGCTTACATGGCGGGAGGGCTACTGGGTGCCCCGCCCCACCCATAACGGAGGTGAGAGCGATGAGCAATAACCATGCCGCCATGTGCGTTTATTGCGGCGAAGCGGTGATATACGACACGCGAGAAGTCACCGACATGGCCAACGCTCACGCGAAAATCGTTGAGCATGACCAGCAGTGCCCACGGAATCCGCTTGTGGCTCGCATTGCGGAGCTTGAGAAAGCGCTGGAGCGCACAGTTGATCAAGCGGAGCGGTGCCTGAATGAAGCATGCTGCTCTGCCGTCGAAAAACTCACCGAGCTTGCCCCGCACATGGGGTGGGATGCTGGCGAGGAAACAGCAAAGCTACACATGCGCCGTGTCCGCGCCGCCGCCCTGCTCAAGGAGAAGGACTAATGCCCTACTCCCGCGCCAGCTTCCGCCACACCTTCAACTCCGGCGATACCGTGGAAATGACCAGCAACCCATTTAAGGCCAACAGCTGGAGCCGGGCACGGGAGCTGGCCAGGGCTTTTGGCTATGACGATGACGTGAGAATAGCGGTGGCTGACGTGGATCAGAGCAGCGGACGCCGCACTGAATACCCGCAACTGACAGTGGTGGAGTGAATAATGGAAGAGCTAAAAATTCTGGTTGGAATGGTCGCAGATCTGCCTCAGATGGCGCTCTGGGTTGTTGCCCTGTTTTTCGCATACAAGGTCACGATAGTCGGGTCCATCTTTGGCGTGCTGCGCCTGCTTATCATCAAGGCGCACAGCTGGCTGACTACCCCGAGAGAAAACATCGTCAGGGAAGTAAAGGATTCAGATGTCGACCGGCTGACAATCCGGGATGCCTACCCGGAACTGATCAACCAAATTGAACGCCTTCGCGGCGTGGGCAGAGGGCAGCGCGATTCAAAATACATCCACACCCAGGACGTGGAGTGGTTACGCGATGCCATCACCGAGAAAATAAAGCGCGGTGATCAAGCATGAACCACTTTCGCACCCACCCCCAAGCCGGCTTCAACTTCGATGAACTGATCGTGGACAACTTCGCCGGCGGCGGGGGTGCCAGCACCGGCATCGAGCAGGCCATTGGCCGCCCCGTGGATATCGCCATCAACCACAACCCGGTGGCACTGGCCATGCACGAGACCAACCACCCCCACACCAAGCACTACTGCGAATCCGTGTGGGATGTGGATCCGCGCAAGGTCACCCAGGGACGGCCGGTAGGCCTCGCCTGGTTCAGCCCAGACTGCCGCCACTTCAGCAAAGCCAAAGGTAGCAAGCCCGTCTCACCACAAGTGCGCGGCCTGGCCTGGGTAGTCATGCGCTGGGTGGGTACCGTGAAACCCCGGGTGATCATGCTCGAGAACGTGGAGGAATTCGTCACCTGGGGACCAGTGATCAAAGAAGAAACCCCGGACGGCATCATTCACATGCCCTGCCCGAAGCGTAAAGGTCACACCTTCCGCAGTTTCGTGAACGCCCTGAAGCGCCACGGGTACCAGGTAGAATGGAAAGAGCTGCGGGCCTGCGACTACGGCGCCCCCACCATCCGCAAGCGCCTGTTTCTGGTCGCCCGCTGCGATGGCCAGCCCATCGTCTGGCCAGCCGCCACCCACGGCCCGGGCCTCAAGCCCTATCGCACCGCCGCAGACATCATCGACTGGAGCCTTCCCTGCCCCAGTATCTTCGAGCGCAAGCGGCCCCTCGCCGATGCCACTTGCCGCCGGATCGCCGAAGGCATCCGCCGCTATGTCGTGGAATCAGGGGATCCGTTCATTGTGCCCATCGCCAACTTCAACGGCAGAGACACCACACACAACATCCGCGAACCGCTCCGGACGATCACGGCTTGGCCAAAGGGCGGCCACTTTGCACTGGTTCAGGCTTTCCTCGCCAAGCACTACACCGGCGTAGTCGGTACCGACCTGCGCCAACCCCTTGGCACCGTCACCACAGTGGATCACCACAGCCTGGTGACCAGCCACATGGTGAAGCTGCGCGGCAGCAACACCGGCCACGAAGCCCGGGAGCCCCTGCACACAATCAGCGCCCAGGGCACCCACCATGGCGAAGTCCGGGCCTTCCTGATGAAGTACTACAGCGAGGGAGGCCAGTGGCAGGCCCTGAAGGAGCCCCTGCACACCATCCCCACCAAAGACCGACTCGGCTTGGTCATGGTGAAAGGCGAGCCCTACCAGATCGTGGATATCGGCATGCGCATGCTGCAGCCCCACGAGCTATTCACCGGCCAGGGCTTCCCGGCTGACTACATCCACACCCACACCTTCGACGGCACCCGCCTCACCAAGGCCGACCAGGTGAAGATGTGCGGCAACAGCGTCTCACCCTACCCTTGCCGGGCACTGGTGGAGGCAAATATGGTTCAATCAATGGAGGCAGCAGCATGAACACAGGAGCCACCATGGTCACCGATGAGCAACGCCTGCACCAACTGGGCATGGCGACCCTCAGCGATAAAGCAAAAAGCATCTGCGAGCAGCAGTACCGCCTGCATGGCCCCATCGCTGGCTGCAGCAGCTGCCCACTGGCCTCGCCATGCAGAGCAAACCCGGTACCGGATACTCTGGACGAACACCAAAGCCGCATTGAGGCGATCAACACAACGGCGGAAGGCTGCCAGGTGGGTGCGTCATGACCAGTATGCGTTTTCTCACCGAGGCCGAGTTAGAGCACCTGACCGGCTACAGAGCGCCCAGCTGCCAACGACGAGAGCTGCTGACGATGGGCATCCGCTTCTTTACCCGGCCAAAAGACGGGCACCCAGTTGTGCTGCACGAAGATGTCGCCGCAACCCAGAAGAAGAGCACCAAAGGGAGAGAGCCAGCATGGCAAAAAGCCAGCTGAAGCCATTTGCGCAAGGGGTGCGATGGAAAAATGGCGCGTGGCGTTACCGCGTACCCCGCTGGGTAGACCCCATCACCCTGAACCGTGTCTTTGAGGGCCGCAAGGAAGTCACACTGGGCCCCAATATGGCAGACGCGGCCCAGCGTTACTCCGAACTAATGAGAGAACTGGAAGGCGGCATCAGCACCATCCGCACCATCGGCGAGCTGATGGACCGATATGCCGCCGAAGTGATCCCCCTGAAAGCCCCTGCCACCAGGAAAAACAATCTGATCAGCATCAGCCGCCTGCGCCCCGTGTTCGGCGCCATGCTCCCCCATGAATTCGAGAGCCACCACGCATTCAAATACCGGGATATCCGCCGGGAAACGCCCACATCAGCAAATAGAGACATAGAAGTCCTATCACACCTGTTCAGCAAGGCGATTGAATGGGGGCTATTGCGCAACGATCAGCACCCCATTCGAGGCCTTCGGATCAAAAACCCGAGCAAGACACGGGATCGGTACGTGAGCAACGCGGAACTGGAAGCCGCCCTGGAACTGGCCAGCCCCTTCCTCTGCGCCTACGTTCGCCTGAAGGTGGCCCTTGGCCTCAGGAAAGCCGACATGCTGCGTCTGGAGCTCAGGAACGCCTCACCGGACGGTATCACCGCCAAACCCTCGAAAACGGCCTCCACGTCCGGGAAATCGACGGTATACACCTGGAACGAAGAACGGCAGTCAGCCTGGGAAGCGGCAAAAGCCATGCGGCCCAAGCGAGTGGCCAGCATTACCTACCTGTTCTGCACCCGCAGCGGCGACCCGTATATCAAGGAAGACGGCACCACCAGTGGCTTTGACAGCATCTTCCGCCGGTGGATCGACAAGTGCCTGGAGAAAGGAGTGATCGGGGAGAGATTCACGGAGAACGACCTTCGAGCGAAGGTAGCCAGCGATAGCCAAGACTTGGAACAAGCGCGCCGTAGACTGAGCCACACCAGCGCCACGACCACCCGCCGCCACTACGCCAGAAAGCCCGAGAGAGCAGACTAGTGTGGGACAACTGGCCACCTGTGGGACAACGAAAAAGGGCCCGCCAGTGGCGAGCCCTTTAAATATGGTGGGTCGTGCTGGATTCGAACCAGCGACCAATTGGTTAAAAGCCAACTGCTCTACCAACTGAGCTAACGACCCGCTCCCGAAGGAGGCGCAAATAATACGGATTTATTTCTGGGTGA